GTTATGACACAGACCCAATCCAGGGAATTACAGCTGGATACTGGGGTATTCAGGCCCTTGTCAGCTGATATGGGGTAAACTAGGAGTAATCATGGCAGCATATACACGCAAACAATATTCGGGCGCGGCTCGCAATACGTTAACGACGACACTCTTGACGAATGTTGGAACAACTGTTGACATTGCGGCGACCACTGGGTGGCCATCCGTTGCTGGCATCCCTTTTTACGTCGTAATTCAGCCGGCTTCAATCCATGAAGAAAAGTGCCTTGCAACCATCTCTGATTCAACACTTACCTTAACAAGAGCCCAAGATGACACGACTGCATCTGAGCACCCAATTGGTTCGGTCATTTACCCGGTATTTACTGCAAATGATGCTGACGAAGCTAATGAACTCGTAAGCAAACTTACTACTAAAGGCGACCTGCTCACTACTGATGGAACAAATCTCCTGCGACTTGGAGTTGGTCCAAACGGATACTTTCTAAAAGCAAGCACTTCGGCATCTGCCGGCGTTGAGTGGGCATCGATACCGACAATCAACAGCCTTAATGACATTGGTGATGTAATCCTTGTCAGTGCCAGCATTGGGCAGGTTTTGACATATGACGGAACAAACTGGGTTAATCAAAACTCCAGTATTGGTAGTGGTAATCTTGATGGTGGTAGTGCCGTGTCTAACTACGGAACAATTACCGCGCTAGACGGAGGTTCGGCATAATGGCTGTGAGAATTCAGATAAGACGCGATACGGCCAGCAACTGGACCTCTACTAATACCGTTCTTGCTGATGGTGAAATTGGTCTCGAAACAAACACCAGCAAAATCAAAATTGGTAATGGCTCTACTGCTTGGAACTCTCTTTCCTACTTTGTCGGCCATCTGCCCGGAGCAACACTCGATGCGCTCGGCGACGTAAATATAACGAGTGTTTCGAATGGCGATTTTCTTCGTTACAGCAGTTCTGCTTCAGCCTGGATTAATGACCCAGTAAACCTTTCAACCGACACGGTCGGAGACTATGTCCAGAGTCTGGTTGCTGGAACTGGCGTCACCGTAACAAACAACTCTGGGGAAGGAACAACGCCGACAGTTGCTATCGGTCAGGCTGTTGGAACTTCTGCTTCTGTAACTTTTGCAAATGTAACAGCAGACCTTGTCGGAGATGTTACTGGAAATTCCTCTACGGCAACGACACTTGAGACATCGCGAACAATCTCGCTTACTGGCGATGTGTCTGGTTCCGTATCATTCAACGGCTCTTCTGACGCAAGCATTACTGCAACGATTCAGCCAAACTCTGTCACCCTCGGCACCGACACAACAGGGAACTATGTAAACGATGTAACCGCTGGAACTGGCGTTTCGGTTACACACACCCCTGGTGAGGGTTCAAGCCCAACCATCGCAATTGGTCAGGCAGTTGGAACTTCATCATCAGTGCAATTTGCTGCAGTTACTGCGCCGTTGGTTGGTAATGCCTCTACCGCAACCACCCTGGAAAATGCACGAACAATCTCTTTGGGTGGAGATGTCAGCGGCTCTGTTTCATTCAATGGCTCTTCCGATGTGACGATTAACGCAACCGTACAGCCAAACGCTGTCACTCTCGGTACAGACACCACTGGAGATTATGTTTCATCCCTGGTTGCAGGAACTGGCGTAGCCCTCACCAATAATACTGGAGAGTCAGCAACCCCTACCGTCGCAATTGGTCAGGATGTTGGGACTTCTGCTTCGGTCACATTTGCCCATGTCTCTGCTCCAATCACTGGAAATGTAACTGGAAATGTTACTGGAAGTTCAGGTTCTACCACTGGAAACGCTGCGACTGCAACCGCCCTACAAAACGCACGCACCATATCACTTTCTGGTGATGTATCAGGTTCGGTTTCGTTTGACGGAACCAGCAACGTTTCAATTAGCGCAACAGTTGAGCCAAACTCGGTTGCGCTCGGTACCGATACAACTGGAAACTATGTCAATGACCTGACAGCCGGTACTGGTGTTTCGATAACCCACACACCCTCAGAGGGCTCAAGCCCAACCGTAGCCATTGGTCAATCGGTAGCAACTAGCGCATCTGTAACTTTTGCAAAAGTTGATACAACTGGCGACATTACCGTTGGCGGAAACCTGACAGTAAACGGAACCACAACCACTCTTAACACAGAGACGCTGGCGATTGAGGACAACATTGTTGTTCTGAACAGCAATGTCACTGGCTCACCAGCAACCAATGCTGGTATCGAAGTAGAGCGAGGCGACTCTGCAAATGTTGTTCTGCGCTGGAACGAGTCGACCGATAAGTGGGAAACCACCAATGATGGTTCTGCATATTCCGTAATTGCAACGAACGGAAACATTGCTCTAGGAACAGACACGACTGGCAACTATGTTAATGATTTGACCGCTGGAACGGGCGTTACTGTAACGCACACTCCTGGCGAAGGTTCTTCTCCAACGGTAGCAATCGGACAGGCTGTAGGAACCTCATCGTCGGTACAATTCGCTGCAGTTACCGCTCCATTAATTGGCAATGCCTCTACGGCTACAACTCTTGCTACTTCACGAACAATTGAACTAACTGGCGATGTGTCTGGCTCTGTATCGTTTAACGGTTCCGCAGATGCAAGCATCTCGGCGACAATTCAACCGAATTCGGTATCACTTGGCACCGACACAACTGGCAACTATGTTAATGATTTGACCGCTGGAACCGGCGTCACCGTAACTCATACACCTGGGGAAGGCTCAAGTCCGACCGTAGCAATTGGTCAGGATGTATCAGCATCGGTTGCTCCAACATTTGCTGGTTTGAATCTAAACGGAAGCATTGTTTTTGAAGGAGCAACTGCCAACGAGTTTGAAACAACTCTTTCAGTCACTGACCCAACCGCAGACAGAACTATTACCTTGCCTGATGCATCAACGACTTTGGTTGGAACAGACACCACTCAAACTCTTTCTAATAAAACACTTACTACTCCAACCATAAATGGACCAGAAATCACGGCTACTGGTGGGACTCCGAGAATTCATGGTATCTATCTTCCAGAACCACATTTCATTACATTTGAGGGTGCAACAACAGATGAGTTTGAAACAGTACTCACCGTTGTTAACCCAACTGCCGATAGAACCGTAAGCCTTCCCGATGCAAGCGGAACAGTTGCACTGAGTGGAACTATTGCTCTTGGAACGGACACCACTGGAAACTATGTAAACGACCTGACAGCGGGCACGGGCGTTACCGTAACGCACACACCAGGAGAAGGCTCCAGCCCGACCGTGGCTATTGGTCAGTCGGTAGCCACGAGCGCGTCCGTAACATTCGCTCATGTTTCGGCACCAGTAACTGGAAACGTTACCGGTGATGTTTCTGGAAATGCAGGAACCGCTACAGCACTACAAAACCCACGCGCGATTAGTCTTGGTGGTGACCTCAGTGGGTCAGTATCATTCAATGGAACATCCGATGTAACTATCACCGCAACAGTTCAACCAAATTCAGTAGCACTTGGGACCGACACATCTGGAGATTACGTTCAGTCGCTTGTCGCTGGTACTGGCGTAACACTTACCAACAACTCTGGTGAAACTTCTACCCCAACGGTAGCCATTGGACAAGCCGTTGGGACAAGCGCCTCGGTTACATTTGCCAAAGTTGATACAACTGGCGATGTAGTTGTCGGTGGAAACCTTACGGTGAACGGAACAACGACCACGCTCAATACAGAAACACTCGCCGTTGAGGACAACATCATTGTTCTTAATAACGGCGTTACTGGCTCGCCGACAACAAATGCTGGGATTGAAGTTGAGCGCGGAACATCTGCAAATGTCGCTCTTCGCTGGAATGAGACATCGGATAAGTGGGAACTCACTGAAGATGGAGCCACATACAATGAAATCGCAACCAACGATGAGGTAAGTGCAATAACCATCTCCATACTTGATGACATTGGTGATGTGTCTGCATCAGCAGCGGCTTCTGGCGACTTCCTCAAGTACAATGGCGCTGCGTGGGTCAACGACCCAATCAACCTAGGAACAGACACTGTTGGAAACTATGTCGCTGATGTTGTTTCAGGTACGGGAATCACCATCTCGCACACCCCTGGAGAAGGTTCATCGGCATCTGTTGCCCTTAACGCGACGCTGGATGACCTCAGCAATGTCACTGCTCCATCACCATCTGACGGAAACTTCCTCAAGTATGTTTCTGCTTCATCTGCATGGGTTCCTGCATCAATTCCGACCATCAACGCTCTTGACGATATTGGCGATGTCTCTGCTGCAGCGCCGACAACTGGACACTTCTTGCAGTGGAACGGTACTGCATGGATTCCTGCTGCTGCTGGTGGGGCACTTACTACGACATCTATTACGACAACTTCTGCAACTGAAATTTTTTCATTCGACCCAACTTTACATGGAACCGCAGAAGTAACATTACAAATTAAACAAGGTGCTAAAAAAACTTCATCTCGTGCATTGGTGAATCATGACGGTTCATCAACCGCCCTATTGACACAGTATGCAAAATTGGAACATGGTTCTCCAGTAATTCCAGTAACGCTTGCGGCAAATTACGATACACAAGGGTCTTGGACTACACGTACCTCAAACTTTGGCAATACACACATCGACTCCGTGGCTTACGGCAACAACCTCTGGGTTGCCGGTGGAAACTATGGTCAACTTCGCACCTCCACTAACGCAACAACTTGGACTACAAGAACGTCAAACTTTGGTAATACAGACATCAACTCCATCGCGTACGGCAACAACCTGTGGGTTGCTGCTGGAGACGCTGGTCAACTCCGTACATCCACAGACGCAATTACGTGGACCACACGCACATCAGACTTTACGAATCAGTACGGTCCTACGAACATCTTCGCCGTTGCCTACGGAAACAGCCTTTGGGTCGCTGGTGGAGATTATGGTAAACTTCGCACTTCAACCGACGCTATTACTTGGGATGAGCAAACCTCAAACTTTGGTAATACAGCCATCTTATCCGTCGCCTACGGGAACAATCTTTGGGTTGCTGGTGGCAATGATGGTCAACTTCGCACCTCGACCGACGCTATTACTTGGGTAACACGAACCTCAAACTTTGGCGTTTATACAATTACGTCCGTCGGTTACGACAGCAACCTCTGGGTTGCTGGTGGTACTGCTGGTCTAATTCGTACCTCAACAGACGGTACAACTTGGACAACCAGAACATCTAACTTCCTTTTTAGCATCAAATCTATTGACTACGGCAACAACCTTTGGGTGGCTGCGGGGTATTACGGAGACATGCGTACCTCAACAGATGCAATAACTTGGGTAACACAAACTTCAAACTTTACTTCAACAATCCGCTCCGTCGCCTACGGCAACAGCCTCTGGGTTGCTGCTGGATATAGCGGTCAACTCAGAACATCTGTAGATTCAGATAAAGTTATAGTTACTGCAACTATTACAGACGCAAACGTAACTACTGCAACAAGTAAAGCAACTATCGTGTTGACGGAGGAATAGACATGGCCTTATCAAATTTTGTAGTTAGTGAAAATGTTATTGCGGACAATTTGCCCTCATTTGACGAGGTCGCAGTTTCGGCATCTACAGTAACAACCATTTCATCTTTTAATAAAGATGTTGCAGACAATGTTGAATTCACCGTAAAAGTCACACAGGGTATCCGCAGGTATTCATCGAAGTCCCTTGCGCTGCACGATGGTTCAACTGTTGATTTGGCTCAGTATGGGGAACTGTCGATTGCTGGCTATAATCCACCTAGCACTTGGACCACCCGAACTTCAAACTTTGGTAATACGACCATCCGCTCCGTCGCATACGGAAATAACCTGTGGGTCGCTGCAGGTGGATATAGTCCCGTACTCGCCACATCCACAGACGCGGTCACATGGACCACACGAACATCAAACTTTGGTTCCTACAACATCAACTCTGTCGCCTACGGAAACTTATGGGTCGCTGGTGGGAACGAAGGTAGACTGCGCACCTCAACGGACGGAACAACTTGGACTACAAGAACTTCAAACTTTGGTAATACACACATCAAATCCGTCGCTTTTGGCAATAATCTATGGGTTGCGGGTGGATACTATGGTCAACTTCGTACATCAACAGACGCAGTAACTTGGACAACCAGAACATCAAACTTTGGTAATACACACATCCTCGCCGTCGCTTATGGCAACAACCTCTGGGTCGCTTCTGGATACTCTGGACAAATTCGTACCTCTACAGACGGAACAACCTGGACGACCAGAACATCCAACTTTGGTAATTCACGCATCCTCTCCGTTGCCTACGGAAACAACCTTTGGGTCGCTGGTGGGGATGGTAGTGAAGTAAGAACCTCAACCGATGCAGTAACTTGGACAACCAGAACATCAACCTTTTCTAGTAACAACAGTATTAAGTCCATTGCTTTTGGCGCCAGTTTCTGGGTTGCTGCTGGGTACAACAACGGTCAACTGTCTACCTCAAGCGATGCCATTACCTGGACCACACAAACCTCAAACTTTGGTAATACAAACATCCACTCACTCGCTTACGGCAATAATCTTTGGGTGCTTGGTGGTGGCTACGGTCAAATCCGCACATCAGCCGTAGCATCGATAGCAATACCACTGACACTCTCCGCTGACATTTCTGGTTCAGATGTTCGACTGCGTGCAACTATTACAGACGCGAATACATATGGTGCCACGGTAAAGGTGCTTAAGACAGTCCTCTAGTATTAAGTAGTATTATTTATTAAAACCATACACCTCGGGGAGAATGAACTGAGATGGCTGATAAAAACTTCAAGGTAAAAAACGGCTTAGACATTGGCGACAGTAGGATAGAACCTACGACCACTTCGGTTACTACAAATAACGAAACAACTATTGCGACATTTGATAAATCAACAGCAAAATCCGCAGAGTTTATTGTCGAGGTCGGTCAAGGCGAACGAGCATATTCTGCAAAGGTTTTTACACTGCACAACGGAACGACTGCTGATTTTACAAAATACGGAGATTTATCATTTTCTGCTGTTGAATTAGACTTTACCACTGTTGGGATAACATGGACTACGCAACAATCAAACTTTGGAAGCAGCAACATCCGCTCCGTTGCTCACGCCAACAACCTCTGGGTTGCTGCTGGAGATAGTGGCGCACTCGGCACATCAACCGATGCAATCACCTGGACCACAAGAACATCAAACTTTGAACCTAATGTTATGGGCAACATCTTCTCCGTGGCATACGGCAACAGCCTTTGGGTTGCTGGTGGATACGGAGGTCAAATCCGTACCTCAACTGATGCAATCACCTGGACGACGCAAACATCGAACTTTGGTAATACAACCATCCGCTCCGTTGCCTACGGAAATAATCTCTGGGTTGCGGGTGGACGCAGTGGTCAACTCAGAACTTCAACTGATGCAATTACTTGGACAACAAGAACCTCTAACTTCCCATCCAATTTTACTGGAGATATTTTCACCGTCTCATACGGTAACAACCTGTGGGTCGCTGGCGGATATTACGGTCAACTTCGTACCTCAACTGACGCAATAACCTGGACCACAAGAACATCAAACTTTGGTAATTACAACGTCCGCTCCGTTGCCTACGGAAATAATCTCTGGGTTGCTGGTGGAGAGGTTGGTGAACTCCGTACATCCACCGATGCAATCACTTGGACAACACGGACTTCCACCTTTGGTTATAGAAGAATTATTTCTGTCGCCTACGGCAATAACCTTTGGGTGGCTGCTGGCTACGATGGTCAAATCCGCACCTCAACCGACGCAATCACCTGGACTACTAGAACTTCAAACTTTGAAACTGATTCTATGGGCAACATCTTCTCCGTCGCCTATGGCAACAACCTTTTTGTTGCTGGTGGGAGATTTGGAAACCTCCGCACCTCTCTTCCAGGTAGTTCCTCGCGTTATGTCGGCGGTTTAACATCATCTGCATCAGCAACATTCAACGCCGATATATCAGGTTCCGATGTGCGTCTTCGTATTACAATTCCTGATGCTGCAACAATGAACGCAACTGTTAATGTTTTGACAACAACCGTAGGAGAATCGCAATCATGACCGAAAAAAACTTTGTTGTTTCTAAAAACATTGTGGCGCAGAACACCCCCGTCTTTAACCAAACCACTATCTCAACAGTATCAGAAACAACTATCGCCACATTCAATAGCACTGCCGCGGAATCTGCGGATTGTATTGTAAAAGTAGAACAAGGCAACCGCCGATTCTCTGGTAAATTACTTGTTGTTCATAATGGAACTACAGCAAATGCTACAAAGTACGGTGACTCGTCTATTGCTGAAACAGCAGCGGGCTTGACAATTTGGACTACTAGAACCTCAAACTTTGGCGATACACAGCACCGCGCTGTCGCCTTTGGCAACAATCTCTGGGTTGCTGGTGGGTACTCGGGTCAAATCCGTACTTCTACCGACTCAATTACTTGGACAACCCGTACCTCAAACTTTGGGTTTGACATTATCCGCTCCGTTGCCTACGGCAATAACCTTTGGGTTGCTGGAGGTGGTTACGGTCAAATACGTACCTCAACCGACGCAACAACCTGGACTACCAGAACATCAAACTTTGGTAATACACGCACCCGCACCGTAGCCTTTGGCAACAATCTCTGGGTTGCTGGTGGGTACTCGGGTCAACTCCGTACTTCGACAGATGGCACCACTTGGACAACACGGACCTCAAACTTTGGAGCCACAGCCATCCTTTCCGTCGCCTTTGGCAACAACCTGTGGGTTGCTGGTGGTAGTGCTGGTCAACTCCGAACCTCTACAGACGCTGTAACTTGGACCACAAGGACTTCGAACTTTGGTAATTATGGCATCAACGTCGTAGCCTACGGAAACAATCTTTGGGTTGCTGGTGCTGGTGGTGGTCGACTTCGGACATCGACTGACGGTACAACTTGGACCACAAGGACTTCGAACTTTGGTAATTATTCCATCGTCTCCGTTGCCTACGGAAACAACATTTGGACGGCTGGCGGCAGCAACAATGAAATCCGCACCTCTACCGATGCAATAACTTGGACCACGAGAAACTTCAACGTTACTGGGTCAAATATAATCTGGTCCATCGCCTACGGCAACGGAGTTTGGGTCGCTGTATCTGGCAATGATATGCGCACCTCTCTTGGAGATAGTGCCGCATATTATGTCGGCGGTTTGACATCTGCTCCATCGGTGACATTCAACGCCGATATATCAGGTTCCGATGTGCGCATTCGTATGGCAATTCCCGATGCCGACTCAAACAACGCAACTGTTAATGTTTTGACAACAACGGTAGCAGAATCGTAATCACTACTAAAAAAATAAAGGTATCTTGCCTAGATTTGGAATCAACAGCAATTATGAAAAAAGAAACAATATTCCAATAGGTTCTTTTTAGATATTCTTAATAACCTGTTCCCACTGGTCTACAATTCTGTCCCATGAGTAAAAGTGATTAAAGTATCGTGACTGCTGTTTAAGCATGGGTTCATAATCCCAGTAGTTATCAATGGCTTGGTTTAGTGCAGAAGCGTATTTTTCTGCAATGCTTTTTTTATCAATCTGAATAGGAACCAGTGTCGCAAACTCTGCTCCAGTTTCAGCCAACGCCCCAAGATTCTGCCCGATAATTTTGCAACCAGCCGCACCAGCCTCAATCATCGCTAGGCAACAAGTTTCTTCAAACATGCTTGGGTAGGCAAAGATGTGTGCTTGCTGGAGAGCGGCAGTAACTTCGGTGTTTGGCGCGTACCCCATATAAAACACATTCTTCATGTTCTTTGCTCGCTCAAAAAGCGCCGTGTATTCACTGCCATGCTTTAGGTCGTAATCGGTGCCATAGACAATGGTTGATGAATAGACATAGAGTTCTACATCGTCACGGTCAAGCAACTCAAACGAGTCAAGCAATACATCTAGTCCACGGAAAGGCGCAGATGTATAGATGAGGCGAATCTTCTCGCCCTTCTTGCGCTGTTGGTATTCAACTGGCTCAATGGCGTTCTTAATTACATGTGCATTATCGACTGGGATATGGTACACATAGCGGAACTTCTCGTGCTGCCAGTGAGATACATAGACATAAGCATCGATGCAGCGGGTGAAGAATTTGTTGGTCATTCCCTGTGTTAGCGGCTCGTTGTAGTTGAGGTGCTGCCAAAGGATGTTCTTTTTGCTCATGTCAATCTGGTCTTCAGTGCACCGTGAAAGAATAAGGTTGACATTGTAGTCATCAAAGTTAATCCTCTTACGGAGTCCATCTTCCATGATGTCCGAACCTCCCCGTGGAGGAAGTTTGGCGCTCAACTCGGCCATCGCAACTTCACTGTCTTTTGATGACCAACACGAACAAGTGGGTCAACCCAGATATCAATTCCCATCTGGTGAACCTTTTCGCACCACGACAAGTCTTCTCCCATGAGCGGGAACTTGTACTCATCTTGACCAGTCTCTGGGTTCTGAACTGTCACATGTGTTGACGAGAACCATGGGCGCGGAAGGCTCTCAAATACGCCAGAAGCAACTGCCAAGAAACCGAATCCAACTCCACGAGTGGTAAACGGCGCTTTGAGTTTTAAGATGTCATCTCGATGTAGAGGTGGTCCGAGTGGTACTGGGTAAACAGTGACCTCTTCGCTTTCCATCATGTAGCACCCAGAAATAACTTGCTTGTCTGAATTCAGGAGCCTAAAGAAGTCATCTGGCTCCCACTCAATGTCGGAGTCAATCCAGAACAACTTGTCGTATGTCCATTCCCCATTGGCAGGCTTTTGGCATGTCTTGTCATTGAAGGCACTTCCACCCAGCGTGCGCTCTCTGGCGTCAGCGACATGCGAAGAATACTCCGTCATGAAGTTCCAGGTGATGTTGTTCTGGTTCATGTAATAGGTGACCTTTAGCAGGCTCCGTACATAAGACGGGGTCATGCTTGAGCCTGGTGTGCAGATAACTACATTGAAGTGTGGGATTGTCATAAAAGCCATTCTATACAGGATATATTGCAATACGGGCACCGATTTGTGTTACAATTTGGTCTATGAAACTCCACGGAACTTACGCCTTTGATGAGGCTTTCGCAGCAACAATCTCCACAGCCCTGAATGCTTCGTATTCAGACAAGGCATCTGGTCATGGGTACGACAAGGTATTCGCCCACCTGTTTGAGGGTAAGACTGTGGATAACTTTCTTGAAATTGGTTTATTTTTAAACGAACTTCAGCACACCGACCTCAATGCATGGGCTTCGGTATTCCCATCTGCGAACATCTACGGAGCAGACAAGAAAGAGTCGCAATTGTTTAATTCTGGGAAAATCAGCACGCATGTTATTGACCAGGAAGTTGCAGCATCATTTGATGCCCTAAAGGCAGCCTTCGCTGTTGAATTTGATGTAGTCCTTGACGACGCATCGCACATCTACGCCAATACGGTCACTACATTTGAAGCGCTTTTCCCAGCGGTTAAGACTGGCGGAATGTATCTGATTGAAGACATTCAAGACGCTGGCGCACACGCTAACGATTGGCAGCAAACGCTTGTCCAACTAGAAGCGTACATGACCGCAGAAGGACACACATATGAGGTGTTTCAGTCGGCTGTTCCTCGAAAAGTCATGGACCGCGAAACTATGGAACCAACAGAAGAAGATGCGGTTTCTGATAGTTACATCCTCTGCGTTTATAAGTAAAAAGAGAGTTTTACTATGTTGCTAATTTTAGGCGCGCGATTCAGTCTAGGTGAACGGAGTACCCGTTCATGGCTGATAAAAACTTCAAGGTAAAAAACGGACTGAGCATTGGCGACAATGTCGCTACCTATGTCACAAAAGTTACAATTAACTCCAATAGCGAAACAACCCTTGACTCCGTTCTGACTGGGACTGTAGAGTCAGTGGACTATTCATTGACCCTGTATCAGGGTGATGGAGCGATATTAAAGAAGTACCTATCAGTAGAAAACGGCTCTTCTGTTTCGGCACATGAATACGCATCTGGCAGTGTTAACAGAAGTGAATACTCTGGTGCATGGAACTGGACTACTCGCACCTCAAACTTTGGCAACACACACATCCGCTCCCTTGCCTACGGAAATAATTTATGGTCCGCTGGTGGGGAGTATGGCCAACTCCGCACATCCACCGACGGCACAACATGGACTACACAGACCTCAAACTTTGGCAACGCACCCATTTTGACCCTCGCCTATGGTAATAACCTTTGGGTTGCTGCTGCTACGTCGGGTGGACTCCGCACCTCTACCGATGCCGTTACTTGGACTACGAGAACATCAAACTTTGGTGCATCGGGTGTTATTTGGTCAGTTGCAAACGGAAACAGTTTATGGGTTGCTGTTGGTCGATATGGAAATATCCGCACCTCGACTGATGGAATAACCTGGGTTACACGAACATCGAACTTTTCTAACACTGAAATCTACACCGTAGCCTTCGGAAACAGCCTTTGGGTCGCTGCTGGAAGTGGTGGCCAACTTCGTTCCTCGACAGATGCAGTAACGTGGACTACAAGAACATCAAACTTTGGTGATACACACATTATGTCCGTCGCATACGGCAACAGCCTTTGGGTTGCTGGTGGAGAGGCTGGGCAACTCCGCACATCCACCGACGGTACCACTTGGACCACAAGGACTTCAAACTTCGATACTGTAGGGCCTTCACGCATCCGCTCAATCGCCTACGGAAACAACCTTTGGGTTGCGGGTGGATACTATGGTGAACTCCGAACCTCTACCGATGCAATTGCCTGGACCACAAGCAAGACCAACTTTGGAAATACACGAATCCGCGCCGTTGCTTACGGAAATAGCCTTTGGGTCGCTGCTGGGTACTCTGGTCAAATCCGCACCGCTGTCGATTTGAACCCATCTGCGGCCGTTCCAGCAACAGTGTCAATAAGCCTGCAACAAACCTGGACAACCCGTACCTCAAACTTTGTTCATAATGTTTTTGGTATACAAAACATCCGTTCGGTTGCCTACGGCAGTAACTTTTGGGTCGCTGTTGGAAATTATGGAACACTTCGTACATCAACTGATGCTGTTAGTTGGATTACACGTACATCAGGATTTGGCAACACAGCCATTCACTCCGTCGCCTTCGGAAACAATCTTTGGGTTGTTGCTGGCACCAATGGTCTGCTCCGCACCTCGACCGACGAAACTAGTTGGACCGCCCGCACATCAAACTTTGGTGCCACAACCCATATCAATTCAGTTGCCTTCGGAAATAGTTTGTGGGTCGCAGGTGGTCAGACTGGCCAACTCCGTACATCCACAGATGCAATAACTTGGACCACTCGAACCTCGAACTTTGGTACTACACATATTAACTCCGTAGCCTTCGGAAACAGCCTTTGGGTCGCTGCTGGCTACAACGGTGAACTAAGAACTTCAACAGATGCTACAACCTGGACTACTAGAACCTCCAATTTTGGCACCACGCGCATCCAGTCCGTAGCCTTTGGCAACAGTCTGTGGGTTGCTGGTGGATATAATGGTCAACTGCGAACCTCAACGGATGGAACCACCTGGACCACTCGAACTTCAAACTTTGTTTCAACAATCCTCTCAGTCACCTACGGCAACAACCTTTGGGTTGCTGGTGGTCGATATGGAAATATCCGTACCTCCACCGATGCAATTACCTGGGTTACACAAACATCCAACCTTACAACAACCATCCGCTCCGTCGCCTACGGAAACAGCCTTTGGGTCGCTGCTGGGTACAACGGTCAAATCCGCACCGAAAACCCAGCAGAAAGAACGCTCAAATTAACGGCAACCGTTACTAGCGCAGGAGTAATTGGTTCTGAAGCAACAGCCATTTTAATTAAGGAAACTGTTGTGGCATAATGGCTGATAAAAACTTTAAAGTAAAAAACGGACTGAGCATTGGCGACAACGTCTCTACATACGTGACCAGTGTTGTAATCAACACTGGCGAAGAAACGACACTTGATTCTGTACTGACTGGCACAACGGAGTCTAATGATTATTCATTGACGATTTACCAGGGTGCTGGGGTTATCTCAAAAAAGATACTTGCAACGGAAAACGGCGCAGGAGCATCAACCCATGAGTATGGCTCGGTTTCTGTAAACAGAAGTGAATACTCTGGTGCATGGAACTGGACTACTCGCACCTCAAACTTTGGCATGACAGAAATCGCTGTACTCGCCTACGGTAACAACCTCTGGGTTGCTGGTGGATATGGCGGTCAACTCCGCACCTCTACCGATGCTACAACCTGGACGACCAGAACCTCAAACTTTGGTAATACAGTTATTTACACTATTGCGTTCGGCAACAACCTCTGGGTTGCTGGTGGGTATCAAGGTTTTATTCGAACCTCAACTGATGCAATAACCTGGACGACACGAACATCGAACTTTATTGACGATGGTGGCAATACCGCCTATGCACGAGTACGCTCACTGGCTTATGCCAATGGCATATGGGTCGCTGGGGGTTACTACGGTCAACTTCGCACATCGACCGACGGTACCACTTGGACAACAAGAACTTCAAACTTTGGCAATCAACACATAAAATCCGTTGCCTTTGGCAATAATTTATGGGTTGCTGGTGGAGGTTACTCTCCTGGGCAAATCCGAACCTCCACCGACGGAACCACCTGGACAACACAAACTTCAAACTTCGGTTCAGGTTTAGCCATTGATACAGTCGCCTACGGTAATAACTTATGGGTTGCTGGTGGGTATGGTGGAGGAATTCGAACCTCAACTGATGCAATAACCTGGACGACACGAACATCAAACTTTGGCACTACATTCATCCGCTCCATCTCCTACGGGAATGGTTTGTGGTTCGCAGTTGGAAGCGCTGGTCAAATCCGTAATTCGACTGACGGAATTACATGGACCACGCGCACCTCAAACTTTGGTGTTACAAACATCAACTCCATTGCTTACGGTAACAGTCTTTGGGTTTCTGGTGGTATAACTGGCCAAATCCGTACCGCCAGTGAAATTAATACACCAGCGGCCATCCCAGTGACAACCTCAATTGTTCTAGGGCAAACCTGGACAACCCGCACCTCAAACTTTGGCAATACGTCAATTGAATCCGTGGCCTTCGGAAACAACCTCTGGGTTGCTGGTGGGTACACGGGCCAAATAAGAACTTCAACCGACGCAGTCACCTGGACAACCAGAACCTCAAACTTTGGGAATACCCAAATCAAATCCGTCGCCTACGGCAACAACCTTTGGGTTGGTGTTGGTGGTGCTTTTGGGACTTCTGGTGAAATTCGTACATCAACTGATGCCGTCACTTGGACCACAAGAACATCCAACTTTGGAACTACGCGCATCCAGTCAGTAGCCTACGGGAACAGCCTTTGGGTGGCTGGAGGGGACACTGGTCAACTCCGTACTTCAACTGACGGTACAACCTGGACTACAAGAACATCAAACTTTGGTAACAGCGCCATATTCTCCGTCGCTTACGGCAATAACCTCTGGGTCGCTGGCGGAGACAGTGGTCAACTACGCACCTCAACCGACGGTACAACTTGGACGACACGAACATCAAACTTTGGCACTACATTCATCCGCTCCATCGCCTATGGCAATAACCTTTGGGTTGCTGGTGGCCATTATGGTCAACTCCGCACCTCCACCGACGGAACCACCTGGACAACACAAACTTCAAACTTTGGTGGTACTACTCATATCATCTCCATTGCATACGGAAACAGTTTGTGGGTTGCTGCTGGTAATACTGGTCAACTTCGTACCTCAACAGACGCAATCACTTGGAACACCACCACTTCAAACTTTACAACAAGTATTCTCTCCGTCGCCTTTGGCAACAGCCTTTGGGTTGCTGCTGGACGAACTGGTCAACTCCGCACAGAAAATCCAGCAGAGCGACAACTAAGACTCGCAGCAACCGTTACCAACGGCAATGTGGCTGGTTCGGAAGCAACAGCGATTCTAAAGAAAAAAACGGTTGTTGCATAATTTTAGTTAAATAAATCGTTGTCAATTCTTCGCTGCAGGCTGTATTGGCCAGCATCTTTTGCTCCAGGAGAATTAAACTTTTCCTGCCAGTATTTATAGTTTGACTCGTTTGTCGAAATATTGCGGCTAAACAGTTCTTGAGTATCCTGAATAGTAGTTGCTGCACCATACGCAATGACATTGATGTCTGCGCTTACCGATGAGCCTCTCAATCCGAGCCTGTCCATCCGAGCCTCGTAGTCGTTGTCTTCATAGTATGCAGGGTGGTAGTTCTCATCAAAGAGTCCAACGGTTTTTACAATGTTTCTACCGATAGAGAAAGAAGACCACGCCTGAGATGTCTTAATAAGAACATCTGGACTTGATTTATCCGCAAGTTTTTGTAGTTCTCCTGGAGCGTACTTTATGTCGTTTGAAGCAACAACCCAATATGGCGCAAAAGGGAATGACTTAATCCCGAGGTTCCACGAGCCAGCAACACCTAGATTCGCTGGCATATTGAGAACAGTTGCCTTGCCGCCGTATAGACCAGAAGGCATCGAGTATTGCCCGCTGTTATCGATTACAAGCAAATGCTCAACCGCGCAATCAATTGACGAGATGCACTCTTCAAGCAAATCAAACCTATTGAGTACTGGGATTATTACTGCTGGAATCACTTGTAGGACTTCTTCTTCCAGAACTGTAGTTGATATGAGCGGATAATTTTAGACTTTAAGGCAAAGCCATTCTTCTTGTTTGCTTCTTCATCAAATTCAACGGTTGAACTTGTCCAGTCATCTCGGCGGAATGGAATCACCTGACAAATCGGTGTTCCCTTTTCCAGAATGACAACATCCTTTTTGGTGTCAAGAAGCCTAAAAGGAAACTCAACTCCGAGTTTGTAGGAGTCTGTATCAACAACGCCAGACAGTGTCGCAAACGGCAAGTCAAAGTGGTTGAGCGGGTGTGTGTACAGGCAACTGTACCCAGGAGGAGTGATTACCCTCCAGCCTGGACTCCACTTGAGAATGCTTGGGCTTGCACCAAATGGCATAGGAAGTCCTGGTGCTTGGTCTGGACCGTGCTGTCCTACAAAGTTGATGTTGGTTGCCCAACGAAGACCAATCATTCCCTTTTCATTCCTGCGCAACTCCATATCAAATGGGAGAACAAACATGTATCCAGATGTCATTGCATCAAGAAACGGCATGCATCCTTTTAGCGTTAGGTTGCTGACTGCAACTCCGTCTGGGCTTAGTCCTGTTGTTTTTTCTCCAGGTAGGTGAAGCGGCATATCTCGGTACCATGTCGGAAGGTATTCCGCTGCAGGGCGAGGCTGTTCAAAAAGACTCTGCGCTTCATCTGATGTTGGTTCAAACTGGAGTTTCTTGGTCATGGCTTTATTACAACTTTCTTATGGTGAGACACATTTACGGTTGGGTCAATATAAATAGAAAAGCCACACTCTCTGGCAGATATGCACCAAGAGAAGTCTTCTCCGTATGGAACAAACATATCCTTGCCAGTCTGTTCGTCAACAACCTTTTCAAACTTTTCAACAAACCACGGCCTTGGCATATCCTCAAATACGCCCTGCTTCACACATACAAACCCAAAGCCAACAGCGCCGACTTCTACTGGGTCAAACGTATTCAGCAGTTTTTTGGGGTCTGAACTCTTGTCCAGCGCCGCGAACATATGTACGCCCCTATCGCTTAGATATACGCCAGACACAATATTCTTGTCAGATTCATACAGCGCTAGAAAGTCTGATGGAGTCCAAGAGATGTCTGAATCTATCCAGAAAATCTTTCCGTACTCAACTTCTCCACGGAGCGGAGCGCGGTTAAATGCATCAAGGTAATCGGAATCCATTGTTGTTGCTTCACGGGCAGACGCAACTCTTGGAGAGTACCTATTTGAGAATTTCCAAGTAATGCCCTTTTGTTCTAGAACATGGATTGTCTCAACAAGACTCCGCACATAGGCCGCTTCCATTGAGCGACCTGGAGTAGCAATAACTACATCAACTTTATTAGATTCCACGGTTTCTCCAGAATTCCATATTTGCATATTGGAATATTACCGATTGAGGTAAAACCTTTGCGATGTCTACATTGCTGCGAGAAATATTCTGACCGACATCATGCATTCCCTTGAGGCCATAGATGGCGTCATTTTCATGAAACTTATTATGGATTGAAGAAAGGTCATGCTCAAACCTATCCATCTCCAGGAAGTCATAAATCCCATTCATCACTTCTTCTGTGTTGGATACCAGACTGTCGTACTCAACGAAATGGAAGAACCTTCTGTTCTCTGGCTGACAGGCAAACATCACGCCATAAAGAGCGTTGTCGATTGGTCCCTGTGGGCGCATCAGGCTTGAACAGCGCACCTCGTCTGGGTGCTTGTAGAAATGAGCGCTTTTGTGCGCTTCAATTTCTTTGTCAATAAAAGAAACTCTGCCCTCATTCTCATGGACAAGATTAATGAAGGATGCAAGTATCTCGACTATTGACCTAACCGTCACGATGATTCGTGGCTCGTATGGCATGTTCCTCTGAAGGAGTTCAAAGTTCTGAGGCATTGCCCATTCACGATTTTTGTCTATGACGAGTTTGCAGTCGGTGTCTGCGTAGAATGCTTCAAGCACACCTCGCACCACGCCTGGCAGGACATCTGGTTTCGGATACGCGGTCCACGGCTCGCTGACAATGATGCTTTGTTCCAAGTGCCACATCATTCCGCAAATGGGTGAATTAGGACCAGAGTGAACCTCTGGGTTTTGATTAAGGAGCGACCCTAGTAGGGTGCTTCCAGAGCGTGGCAATCCAGATAGAAATGCATACCGTTTTCCGGCTGTATTTTGTTTTTGGATGGGATTTGGTGTGCTTCCAGATACGATTATTTCCATGCCTGGTAGTATAGTCGCATTACGCTTATGGGCGCGTCCAAGTTTTCAGTCGGTTTTGTCTCCCAGGACTGGTCTCGTGTCAATGAGGTCAATATCCCAAACGGGTGCACGTGGTACCGCTGTGCAGTACCGGCATCAATCCTCAATTCCGCTGGTTACTCTGCGCATGTCGGAATGGCTTCTTCTACCGAACAGGGCCGTCTTGCCATATATCTAACCCCACCGTTTTACAAGCAACAGGGAATGATTTCTGGACATGACATCATCGTTTTAAAAGTTGTCATGAACCGTAAAACAAAAGAAATTGTCGAAGCAGAAATGCGGGCTGGTAAAAAAATAGTTGTTGACATTGATGACTGGTTTGACGACCTTCCTGATACAAATAGGGCAAAACAGACGACTGACCCCGAAAAAAACCCCGACAATAACCGAGATATTTATTTTGAAATAATCGACATGGCTCATGCCATTATTTGCTCAACCCAATTTCTATATGACCAGTATTCAGCGCGGTACCCATCAAAGCCCGTCTTTATGGTCAGGAATTCAATCGATATTGCTCGCTGGCCGCAGCGGAAAATGCAGCCCAAACTCCCAGTCATCGGGTGGTGCGGTGCCACACCGTGGAGAGCAAATGACCTTGAGCAATTGGCGCCATTCATGAATGACTACCTAAAGTCGCGGCATCTCACATTCCATCATGCAGGGCACATCCAGAACGCGCACAGCGTAGCAGAATTGATGCAGGTTGACCCAAGTATTGTGTGTCTTGAGCCAATGCAACCAATAACCAATCTTCCACAAATGTTGCAAAAGATAGACATCGGAATCGTCCCACTGAATGACCTACCATTCAATCACGCCAAGTCGTATCTAAAGGGTCTTGAATACGCTGCAGCGGGTATCCCTTTTGTTGCTTCTGACCTACCGGAATACAGGTTGCTTGCAAAAAACGGAGTGGGACGAATCGCAACTACAGCAGAAGAATGGATTAAACATCTTGATGAACTTCAGGAATACAAATTGCGCTTTGAAGAAGCACAAAATAACTACGGCATTGTTAAAGATAAATACTCAATGACTTCAATGAGCAATAAATGGCTTTCTGTATTTCGTGAAATTATGGACATGAAGGTTTAGGGGCCAAAAACCGTGGCACTGCGCTACGACGCTTATTTCAAAAAACTTCTCACCCTTTGGGGTGATGGCTGGCATTCGGTTTAAAACATTACATCTAAGAAAAAAACAATGCCACACTCTGCAGAAACAAACGCAGACAGGCAAGCCCCCAGAATTGATAAATTCAGCCGACTACTGGGGCCTCTTCTTGACCAAATTCAATAACATAATCCTCCAATTTTTTAAGCCTCTCGTCTAGTTCTCCGGTTAATGGCTTATTTGTCCATCCGGAGATAATTGAATAACGTGTTGAGCCAGAAACAGGACTCACGCCATGTGAATGCTCGTTTTCCGTTTTAGCCACATAAATTGAGCCGGTTTTGGGCGTTACAATTTTTCCAAAATCTGGATACAAGGCCTCACCACCATCAAAATCGTCATTCAAAAAAACTACGCTTTCTGCAACTCGGCCAATTTCTGTTGCGAAATATTTAAACATAGGCTGTTGAGCTCCTGGTTCAATACGCAGAATCGCCATGAATTCTACATTTACATCATGGCCAATAAATTTAGAAACATAATCCTGCATTTTACGAAAAATCTGCAAACATAGTCTATGTGATTGAACGGAAGAACAGCGGCGATGTTGAAGCGTGGTAAAAAAATCTATAATTCTTTCATCAAGAAATGAACCAGGATAATTGTCCCAATCATTTTGGCATTCGGCCATCAAAATTAATAGGTCGCACTCATCAGGGCTCAGAAAATCTTCTTTTTGTGCAATTGTTTTCATTTTATTGTTAACCCCGATTAATTATTTGACCCTTTAGGAGACTTCTCCTAAAGCTGCTGTATTCATTATTGTAATCAAACATGGTTACCGCAGCATACTTGGTTCCCGTAATCACTGGCAGGCTTGCGTGGGAATAAATAAATGTTGACGGGAAAACAATAACATCCCCAGCGGTTGGCTTGAGTTTGAGGTTCAACTTATCGAAAGATAATTCTCCACCTTCGTAATTATCGTTGTAATAAGCGATTGTTGAGATGGTGCACACATAATGATGCGCATGGTCTGAGTGGTAAGAAAAATGAGTTCCCTGTTTGTATTTTACAAAATTTACTGCTTCCATATAATTCATACTTATGCCGTATGACCGAGAATAATCTTCAACGCAACCTCTAACTTGACTAATTGTTTCTTCATAAACTGAGACAATTTTGTCCTGCACATATGGGATTTCATTTGTTCCCATTTTAAAATCTTGACAATTTCTGTAACTTTCGTCTGGTACCTGCTCGTATCCAACAAGCGCAAGCGACCATTTATTGCACGACTGCTCATCGGTAAGGCACTGATTTAGTAGTTCTGATGAGTCTGGGCCGAGTGTGGATTTATAAATTCTTATCCCCAGTTCTGGTGGTCCTAGGTTAACAAAGTCCATCACATATTCCAGTTCGGGATTAAATTTCCAGTTTCTTCAACTGCGCCCATCATCCATTTTGATTCTTTGAATTCGCGAGCAAGCCTGTCCTTCTCCATTTCGCCCCAAATATCTTTGCCGTATTTGGTTTCGTTTGCTTTCCAACTATCGCTACCGTCATACTCGTATCCCCAGAACATGCGTATGAATAACTTACGGCTAGAGAGTGTTTTGCATACACCGTGGTAATACGGGTGATGTGCCGGGAGAATCAGCATATCGCCTGCCCGAGGTTTGTATTTAAAATGGACAAATGGGTCATTTTCAGAAATGTTATTTTCATCTGCGAATACCTTAAAAGCTATTTCTCCACCCTGGTAATCATCATTTACATAAAGTAGGCAGGTTATCCAAAATTTATAACCTGGGTTGTGTGTTTCGGCCATTTTGAAATCCGTGTGATACTGCATAGCAAGCGTTCCGTCTATTGGTTTTGCAGAATGAGTCAGCAAGAATGGGCCATAGTGCGACCAATTGGGAATTTCAATTCCATATTTGGATACATACTGATTAGTAGTTTCATAAAAAATTGATGCAGTTTCCATTGCTACTGGGTTATTTGATATTATTGAATAATTTGATTCCCATTCGTGTTTTGTTGGAAATGATGTAGAAAAGAAATTTGGATATCCGATAAAGTGGGTTTCTTTGCCGAGATTGTACCAATCGGTCCAGGGGTGAACATGCGGGGAACCGTCCGCTAATAGCGATTCAAAATTTTTCGAGTCCCCAATTGTGTCACGGAAGACAACTATTTTTGGATAAAGCTCTTCTTGATTCACAAAACACTCCGAATTCCTGTCACTGTCCAGAACGTGGACACTGTGTATCTTATCCCATCGGTAACCGTATTGACTCCATGGATAAAGTTTATGTCGCCGGGGAAAATTATCAGCATGTTTCTGACTGGTTTTGCTGTGAATGATTGAATCGGGAAAAATATTTCTCCTCCTTTGAAATCATTATTGAGATAAAATACTGACGATAGGTCGTATGTTGGACAACAGTTTTTGCTTCCATCAAGTTCCTGTTTATCGGCATGTGGTGCTTGCTCATCACCAACTTGCCATCTATTTAGCTGAGCTCCAGTTGAGTCGGCCAAAATGTCAAACGTAGTTTGAAGTATGTTTTTCGTTTTGATATATAGATTTTCGTAAATGTTCTTCGCTATAGGCTCAGTAAAATCTCTATGTACCCTGTCGGACCATTGATGATGGCCGTATACGGCAGACCAATCGTCATTACACTTTGCATAGCGAAGCAATTCTGCGAGCTCATCGGTCGGTAGTAAATTTTCAAAAATGTGTATATTGTCCACAGAATCACCCCAATACCCAGAGGGGGTTAGCTCAATTCTGGTGCTGTAATTCATAATTAACTGATGGGTTTTTTGTTTCGCTGCCATAAACAAAACATGTCAACATATACCTAGTTCCACTAGAAACAGTGCTGACCAGGTGTGGCTCATCACCGGCATGAACAACCAATTGTGATGCAGATGGTCGCCAAACAGTGTTAAGACGCGGGTACACGAGGTCCCCACCCTCAAAGTTATCATTCAGATATACAACGCATCCGAATCTGCATGTCTTCTGATAGTTGTCAGTGTGTTCTCCCATTCCACCACCCTGGGAGATTCTTTGTATTCCACAAAATGGGCTTATAAAATCATAATCATCAAAATATAATTTAATTCGCTCATTTAACAAATCAAATATTGGTGATTGAAATGGGAATCTATTGCCAACCCAATATTCCCCACCACCATTTTGTATTGACCAATCACTGCTACTCGCAGAATATGCGGTGCAGAGCAACTCAAGTCTTTCGTCTTCAGTTAGAAAAGAGTCGATGTGTAAAAGCATGTATGGAACCGCATTCCACTATCACCACTTGTTTAGTGGGCAAACTGCAGTATTGAGTTTTGTCTTTAATGACATGAAGCAGCCACACTCTTTGCATTGTTTTGTCAACTTAATTAATTTTGGGCACGCTTCGCAAATCTGCATTCTAGTACTGGCAATTTCGTCTGTTGTGTAATTTGACTTATCCAACAAGTCGGTTGGCAATACCTTTGCCCCATTTTGTAATTGCATTTGTCTTCTTTTTTTGAATTCCTCGTAGGCGGTCATTATGTCACTGCTCCTGGTTCGTTGAATTTTTTAACATATTTATTCGCAAAATTAGCGCTTGCCAGTGTCACAGTAGTGTCTGACCATGATTTTTTGTAGTCAAAGTCTTCTGTTTCTTCGTTTTCAAGAATGTAGTCAGCAACTTTTGTTCCTATTCCTTGTCGTTGGTGGTCTGGGTGAACATCAAAAATAAAGGGTTTATATATATTTTGTTCTTCGTTATAGTATCTAGCTACTACACAAAGAAGTTGTCCATCTTCTCCTCGATACAGGAAGGTTTCTACATTTATTTCATTATTGTGACCGAAAATATTGGGGAATCTTGCTGGAAGTATTTGTTTAGAGAAGCCTGGGGTGCCAAATTCCCCAAATTTTGCTTCAAAGAAAGACCATGTAGTGAAAAAACTTTCCTCTGTTCTTTCTATAGTTGGCAGCAAATCTTGCCATGATGCATTTTTTTTAATCATAAGTCAATCATTCGCTCCCATCTTTTTTGTGTCGTATATTTTTATTCACCGACCACATTATAGGCATCCTTCCTCGCCATTTCCCTTGATGTCAATGCATCCTGAACCGCTGCCACCGCCACAGGAGGCACAGTTGCCGGTCGGTGGAAAACTGGGCGTTGGAAAACTGGGCGTTGGAAAACTGGGGGTTGGAAAACTGGGGGTTGGTGCCACATAGCCACAGCAACCATTTCTAAGCGCTCCGTAATACCCACCCTCATAACCCGGACAACCTTGACACCAGTATTCATATGAAGTCTCGCCGGAGCAAGTATATCCGCAGCCATCGCCGTCAACACACCCGGCGTTACCGCCGCAACTCCTCGAGCAGTTGCTGGATGGCGGGTCTCCGGTTGGATACCCAGGGGGTGGACAGCTTGCTGGCGGGAAGGAAGGCGCTGGCGGGAAAGAAGGAGCTGGCGCCGCCGGTGTGGCCGAGTTGGATGCAGTTGATACAGCGCTCACCCCGTATCCAGTAACCGTGGTGACCGTAAATGTGTAAGCAGTTCCATTGCTTAAACCAGTCACCGTTATGGGCGAACTAGAACCACTTCCCGTAAAACCTCCGGGGGATGAAGTTGCCACATAGGTTGCAACACCTTTACCGTCGTATGCTGGAAGAGTAAAAGAAACAGTTGCTTGACCGTTGCCCGCACTAGCCGAAACAGATGTCGGCGCATCAGAGAACTTTCCCTGACTAGAAGTATTTCCCGGTATCATGAAGCACTCAAGTCACCCATCAACATCCAGGTGTTCGCCGCGGCGCACTTCAGCAAAGTTGCCGATGAATATTGTGCACGTAAGTAGGCGCCAGGAGTTGAATAAAGTATTACTGACCCCGAGGCACCAACAATTTGCGTCTTGCCTGTTCCGTATTGAATAATATGAATCTGTGCGCCTTCAGGGAAGGTAACTGTTGAGTCAAGAGGAACGGTAACAGTATTTGCGGTGCTTGTTATGTTCATTTTAATGAACTTGTTCTTGTCTGTGAGTTGAAGTGTGTAGTTTCCTGTTTTGATGTCAATAGTCGCATCAGCCAATTTACCTAAGCCAATTGCAGCGGTTGTGCTGATGTCTGCATCGACAATGGTTTGATTAGCAATCATTGTTGATGTAACAGTTCCGCTATCTCCAGCAGTAATTGCTGTTCCAGAAATCTTGGTCTTGTCAATCGCTGCAGATGCATTTATATCTGCGTCGACTATTTTACCTGGCCCAATCTCAACGACGCCAGAAGAGTCGATTGTCACATCTCCAGAAATTGTTGTATAGGTAGGGGTTCCAGAACTGTTGGCTATTACAACCTGTGCTGCGGTTCCGGAAGCAATCTTACTTAATGCTATCGCTGCATTGTTTGCAACGTCAGCATTGGTAATCGTTGAATCAAGAATTGCCACAGAAGTAATTCCAGTTAAAACCCAGTTGTTTGTTTCGCGCTTAACCAACTGTGCTTTTTGCCATGCAGAAGTCAAAGAGGTTATTCCTCCAGTTGCTTCGATTGTCACTCCAGTGTCACCAAAAATCTGCACCGTTGCAGAAGAACTGCTAATTATCTCAAGCACATCGCCAAGACTGAAGGCAACGGATGAGTTGGTCGGTATCGTTACGGTCGTTCCACCAGCATTTTGGAACTCAAGAAGCTGACCACGGTCTTCAAGAACGGCCGTGTATGTCGCCGCGGTAACTATTTTTCTCGTATAGTTAAAATCGCTTGCCTGCAGCGCATTCATTGCGCCGGCCGTCAACGTCTGTCCAGCTGTAAATTGTTGAATAGCCATAAATCACCTGCCAAATATCGTTGATTTAATATTGTACTTCATATAACGCCTTTACTAATTTTCCAAATCTTCGTCTTCTGAGCGGTTAAAGTCTCCGGCCATCATCATTTGTTGTGCATACCTTAGCATTCCATCTGCAGCCCACGGAGAAAGACCCTCTGAAACAGAAACTGAAAGCTCGCTTGTCTCTTCGTCTGCGACCTCGGCAACGATAATAAAATTAGTGACAAGTCTTGACGGCATAATATTTTTCATAATCGAATTAAACAAGTTTTGCAGTGTCTGGTCTTCATCTTCCTGCATGTCTACTCCACGTACTCATGGGTTATTTTCGTGCCAAGTGGTCTTGCGGGTTCGATAGATTCAAGAATTATTACCGAAGATTGCCCAATCACCTCAGGACCGATGGCCCCAATGGTCTCGGACCATTTTGTTTGTATATTTATTTCATAAGGCGCAGTGTCGTAGTCATATGTGACATATACCGTCTTGGTGTTGATTAACTGAAGTTTGGCCGCTTCAGTTAATGCATTTAGAGTTCCCGCATTCTTTCCGTAGTATCCAGTTTCGAGCTGCCATCTGAGCAACGTCTCTTGAGCATCGATGTCGAGAAGTGGCGGATTAAGCTCGGTAAAACTGGTTAAACGTAATTGGTCTTCTGAATTCAAGTCGCTACTCCCCAGAATAAATGCATCGGAAACTATCTCTGGAGAAAAATCAAATCTGGTTATCGGCTGTGTTCCGCTAAATTTGCATAGCCAAATCAATGTTTCGAGTTCCGCGACCGAAGAATCCACAAGGGTGCTTTTTGTCAGCGAGTCAGAAAAAGAAAATCCCTCTTCTGTATCGACATACGCAAATTCACGTGTTAACTCCAATGATTCCCCAAGACCCAAGGTTGCTATGTCTATTAGTCGCAACATTGCCCTGTCTGGAGTTGTTTCTGCATCCAAATCTGCTTGAAACATAACGTCCGGCAAGAAAGAAGCAACTAAAGCTACTGACTCGTTCGCCGAAGAAAATTCGTAGGCGGGGTAAACCGCTGGGGTTGTAAAATAAAATGTTTCGTCAGGGTTGTTCGGCTCAAATATTATATCAATATTTATTGCGGGGAGTTGTTGGTTGCTTTCAAGTTGGAACATGTTGCTTCTAAAGATGTTCCATTGTGGTGAGAGTATTCCTGGAGCATTAATTACCGCATCCGATTGACTCAAATTCAATGCTGTTGTTGTTGTTGTTCCACTAACTAGGTCAACGTCGGAAATACTGCAAGTAACCAGTCCCCCAGATGGCATTTTTACAGCAAACAAAAAAACAATATCCTGATTAAAATCTCCCACTTCGAGTTGAATGTCTTCGTGGAAGAGTGTTCCAGATTGATTGCCGGCTGAAACTTTTAGCGATATTTGTTTGAATTCGGAAAAGCCATCAAACAATTCAGACGAACCGCCTTGCCCAATTTCGAGATTTGAAACACTCCAAAAATCTTCATCATAAATATTTTGGAGTTTTGCCAGGGAATTGGTAAGTCGGTTACGAACTCCAACCATTTAGAGCACTACCACTTCTACCGTGGCTCGAGGGAGTACGCCGTAATACCCAATCTCATAGCCAATTATGCTTCCAGCAAGATTAACTTCTGTTCCCAGAAGCTCATTTCCTGGATACTCCGCCGCAGGATAAGTTGGAACACTGGTTCCAACACTGTAAACATAATCAACGCCGGCAACTTTGCTAGCAGCCACAACAATGTCAAATATTCTTACTGTGGTATTCCAGTTTGGCCATTCTGCGAGAGAAAGCAATGTTTCTATTTCTGACGCTACGGCAGTTGCAACGGAGTTGGCTCCAAACTCTGGATTGATAGAAATTGTCGCTGTCACCGCTATGTCAAACGGGTAGGCGTCGAGGAGCGAAAATTCTAGACCCGCAGGTATGCGCTCGGCTACCGCTTCAACAATCTCTGCTTTTAGGGTGGATGTTAATGGTGAGCCCCCAGAGTCGCACGCATATATCACGAAGTATCCCGGGGAGTCACCTTCGAAGGCATGTTCGATTGAGTTCATTGAAACAACCGATATTGGTCCAGCGACGCCGCTTGCCGCAGTATTTATATTCGTGAACTCAACACTTGAGCTACCAGAAGATGCACCCTGATAAACACCTGTTTTAATTATTGATTGATACGTGGTGTCCCCGTAGTAGTCGGGCGCCAACACCATAAAAAGGTCGGTATTAAAGTCATTGCACAGGTCAATGAAATCAGCACTGGTTGAAACGGTGGCCACATCAGATTCGCTGTTGAAACCATTTAAAAATCCCGCGGAAGCAGAGAAATTAACGGCTTTCGAGACGTCATAGACCTTGCATCTATACACATCAACAAAGTTGGTAAGAATGTATTTTTCTACTTGGGAACCAGTTGCAAGCACTGAGCTAAGGCTTTCCAAGTGAGACGTTCCCCTACTGAAATACTCAGTTGTTGTCTCGGCTAGCGAGCCCTGCGAAACATTGCCACTGGTGTGAACATCCAGGATTGCTGCACTTGGTTGAGCCAGGACAAGCTGTGTCCCAGAAGCAATTGTCGGCAGGACTCCAGCAGTCAGCGACGTTGCGTTGACGGTCACCGTTGTAGAGGCTGAATTAGCAACTACGGTGCTATCGGTTGAAAATGGATACTGAATAACATCGTCACCACTAACTATTTCATATACCGCCAACGTTTCGGCTGGAACAATACCACCAGCTTCAGACAAGGTAAATTCCAGCCCGACAGAGCCAAAAGTTGCTTCTTTGCGCAAAATGTCCAGGTACCTAAGAACGCCCTCCATAATTCCATCAGGCAGACGATTTATGTTTCCAAGATTCAACGAACCTATATAGGCACCCGCCTGAAGTATGGCATCTTCGATTGTCCCTGGTCTTGGCGAAAATTCAGGCATTGCAAGGCGCGCATAATCAACAGCCTCGTCATATATGTCACCGGGCTGTTTGTCGTTAATCGTGAGGTCGATGTAGTCTGAAAAATCTGGTGATGGCATATTAGTTACCTACCACAAAGTCGATGAGGATTCTTTGCTCGCCAGTATTTTTCGGTTTATCCCTAGCAATAAGGGTAAGCTGTATTTCTGGCCAAAATTGACTAATCGTGTACCTTATTTCTGATTCTCTGAGCTGTGCAAAAGTTGGGTCTTTCGTTCCGTAGGTTCTCTCAAGCGGCAATTCCCCACGCTCAATTCTGCAAGCAAGAGCAATTATCTGCGAATAGTAAGGACGCGTTCCTTCAGACAGGGTCGCAGCCGTGCCTCGCTCAAATGTCATTGGTAGTTTTAATGTGTCCATAAATCAGTCAAAATTCTGGTCGACGTAGTTTTTAAGATTTTGTATCACTAGGTCAACATAGCTTTTATTTGCTGCGTCGCTAGATGCCATTGGCGTGTCGACCTCCTTAATAATTTTACTAGTAGTTTCCCTTCCAAGAATGACGACTTCTTCAAATCTGTTGTCAAGGAATCCACATAACACTTTTTGCCCAGCAATTGGATACGCAGAAAACACAGTGCACGGGCCAAATACCGTTTGAGCTGCGACTTTAGGGATACTTACAAAAACGCCCTGAGCCCCAGCCCTAACAACCGTGCCCAGGTACAGTCCACCTGGCACGGGTTTTCGAGAAGAGGCTTTTTTTGAATTAGAAAACCTTGAGGTTGGGTCGTAAAGCATGACTAAAAGATACCAGGGCTCGAGCCGACCCTAGGCTTGATTGGTTTGCCTTTTTGGTCTTTGGGTTCTTCCGGAGTACGAAATGATATTCGAGCAGATTCTGGAGAACCCTCACTAAAACTAACCTCCGTTATTAGGTAGCCCCCAAAAAAATAATTAGGCAAGGGTCCACAAACAGCAGTATGTCCTGGTCTTAAAGCTCCACCCTGTGGCATTAGAACGCTGCAGCTTCCGGTTGCGGCAAGCGGTTCGTTATCTGATGAATTGAAATCATGCCAAGTTTCTAGTTGAAATAATTCACTAGAGTCTCCGAGCATTGCATTTGCAAATAAATCTTTTGGGTCTCTGTTCGGATAGAAAAGCAATGGAACAAATTTACGAACACCATTTGCCGGACTGGTCCAGCTAGAACTGCCAAATTTCCACATCAACCATTCTTGCGATGCGTAGACCAAAACGCCATCAACCTCAAACACGACAAACTGATTGTCTCCAGCAGTCCTGGTGAGGACGTCCCAGACCGACTCTTCACCGTCACCGGTTCGAGCTTTAAAAGTTGACTTTGTTTTAGCTGATTTTTGCCCGACAAACTCCAGGCCGAACTTCTTGGCCGCGTTTCCGGCATACTCGTAACCAGAGCCACCAGTAACCGAATTCGGAAACTTATCGCGTCTCATCTGTTGAAGAGCCTTGTTGCGAGCTTTGATTACTACGGTGGGCGAACCTCCCGGTCCTGGCTTGGCCGAAACATCGGCTATCTCGTATCTTCTTCCCCTGTATGTAACATCTCGTCTAATAATGAAATAATTTGAATCGAACATTTTGTAATCTTCATCAACTATTTCAATAGATATTTCAGGGTTTAGGTCCATGGAATAATTAACCGAAACCGATACAAGATTATTTTTAAAATCTTCAGTAGCAGCACCAAAAAGGTCTGTTATTTGCAAAATCCCGCCAAGGTTTCTATTCGACGGCTCAATAATCTGGTCAATTGGATACCAGGTCTTTTCGCCAACTAGGTAATCAGGATTATTCTTTATTTGTTCTTTGTAACGTTTATTTTCTTGTGCAGACAGGGCCTTGGCATAAGTATTGGCAATTCTCAGAGTGGCAAATTTGCCGAGATGCCTTCCACTTTTGTTATAAATTAATCTTGCTTCTTTTTCCGGCACAACCACGCCGTCATCGCTAATCGTTGGTATTAAAGAAAAACATAGTTTTCCAGAAATTGTGTCCTGAATTGTTATTGAGACAAGTGTGGCGATTTGACCATTTTTCAACTTAACAATAGGTCGAAGATTTAAATTTATGTTGCCATATTCAAACACATCGGCCTCGGACATGCTCAAAGACTGCATGGATGGATATTCTGGCCGTTTTTGTAATGACATAATTTCTGCGTTTCTATTATTACTACTTTGAAGCTTCGGCAAGCTCTAATGCGTAATACTCTATGGCCTTGACATTACCAGCAGCTCTAGCTGCATTTAGCTTTGCTGTAAGCGCCTTGATGTGGTCCGCCCCACCATTCTCATCATTGCCGGTTGATTTTTTGTTTGCAGGCACAAATTTCCCATGCTTAAAACGCGGCAATAGAATCATCGTTTTCCTACGTGGTATAAACTCGATAAGCGATAAGCTGACCGTAGCGCTCGTGGTGTTTGCTTGAAGGTTCTGCCTACCATGATTTATCGTGCACTCGTCTATGTACCATTTGGGAATAGCGAGAGCTGGATGAACATTTATGAACTCAACTGGAATAGCAAAATCTGCAATTGATTGAATAAACCTAAGCTGGTCATCGATTGATTCATAGAAGTCTTGATAAGTCTGCGAAGAAGGCTTACCGTCTTCCCCTGTAAGGGTGTTAATTCTTTTTGGTGGCGCAACAAGGAACTCGAAAGAACACCGCTCCGCCTTGCCGCTTGTTATATCCACAATCGGCGTCGAATAGGGGCGATTGATTTCGTTGAATGTTGGCCCGTATCCACTGTGGCTAAAAGTCGTCGGAGGAAAATAGAATTCATAAGCAAGTTCAGGGCCTGCAACTTGGCGCATTTCCCTAATGTCGGAGGTATTACGCAGAACAGTAGCTGATTTTTGAAACTGAAACTTGCCCGAAATTTGACTCGGTATTTGTTTGCCGATTATTGAAATTGCCATTATATTCTCTGTTTCACATTTCTTTGAATCTGAAGAATTTCGTTAGCAACTGCACGCGCCGTAACCTGAGGTGTTGACGATTCATTGACCGTGATGTTAAAAGTGTCCCCGCCACTAGAGCCTCCAGATGGGATTGAGCCCGTCATCTTCGCAAGGATACTCGTGGAGGTATCTCCCATTGGACCAACAGGGGGAACTACGTGCAAGTGGCGCGCACCACCAGTTCCGTGGAATTCAGCAAACCCGCCAGATGCATTGACTAGTGATGAATATTTGCCAAGGTTGTCACCAACCAGGTCGTAAGCATGTCCGGTTGCGTGGTCTGAATTATTTGAACCAAGTGCAAAGTTCCTTAGTGAACTTGTTACCGTGCGCTTACCGGGAACAGCGCCATCAAACATGCCATGCTTGCCCATTGTCTTACCTAAAACCTTGGGCGTATCGGTGTCACCCATTGGGACAAGTTTGTCAATTACGCCGTTTTTGAGTTGAACCTCAAATCCATTAGTCCACCAGCTTGGTGCATCATTCCACCACTTAGGTGTGTCTGTTGATTCAAAGAATTCTTGGCGAACAGCGTTCGTGAACTCCTCTCTCATCAATGCGGCTTCTGCGGTCAGAATATCTTTGTATGGGTCTAGTTCTCCTGACATCTCGGGCTTTAATTTTGTTCCAAACAGATTATTTCCCAGAGCCCCACTACCTAAAAGTTTTGAACCAATAATTGAAGCTATGGCATCTTGTCCTTTGCCTTGAAACGCGACACCCCTAGAAAGCATTCCTTCAAGGTCTCTTATCTGAGCGGTTGCGGCCTCATCGCCACCCATTGCCTTTGTTATCAGGGCGTTTATTTGTGTTTGTGCTCCGCTAAATGCTTTTTCTCCATCCTCAAAGACAAAACCGGCTTCTCCGGCCATAGCCAGAAGTTGTTTTGTCATTTCAGTTGCTGAGCCTGAAGCAGTCTGTTTTTGCGCCTGACCGATGAGCCCCTTAGCTTCGTCCCCCATAACGACGCCCGAAAGAGGACCTCCTGGACCAAACGCGGAACCTGCGCCCACATTCGCACCAGTGCCAAAGGCTTGGGCTTGAGCTATCGAATTGAGAAGGGGTGAGTCCGGGGAGATGTAGTTTGAATAATCGAGATATTTTGTGTAGTAATCGAGGAATGCTTCCGTTGATGTATCTCCACCAGTCAAGTTATCCCCAGAAGCCTGAAGGGCGTCTTTCATGGCTTTGTTTTCGGAGAATCTCTTAAACACGTCCATGGCTCTAATTTGCACATCCCTAAGAGCATCCGAGAATTGTTTTGAAGTCTTGGTCATCCCGACGCCGAGAGCTTTGGTTGCATCATTGAGTTTAAGAGTGGTGCTGTAGAGGTCTACATTGCGCTCCATGGCGAGTTTATATATTTCCTCGGAAGTCATTCCTGTTGTTTGTTTCAGGGAATTCATGATTGAATCAAATTGATTAAAAGCCGGAGTCAATGCCTGGTCCATGTTTTTGGATGTTTTTGCAAGAGCTTTTTGGGCGTCTTCAGCATTGTCTCCAAGCGCAAGGCTGAGTTCATTCCCGCCAATCACTCCAGCGTCAATGAAAGGTTGCAAAACCTTTTTTCTATCTTCCTTTGTTTCGGCCTTCGTAAAATCGCGAGTCATGTTTCGAGATGCCGCAAGTACGGCGCGAGCCTCGGTAGTGCTTCCTGCTTGACCACCTTTTGCCGCCGCCGCAGCTATTCCGGATATCTGAGCAAGACCCACCTTGCCCATTGCCCCTTCTGCCATCTTCTTTTGGTTGCGTTTTGCTGCCAGGAAGCCGAGACCAGCACCAAGCACGCCACCAACTGCTGCTCCAAGTGGACCAGCAATCATTGCGCCGACTGCTGCACCACTGACTGCACCAGCAATCGCCCCACCTTTTTTGGTCTTGGATGAAAACGCTGTCAAACCAGCACCTACCGCAAGACCAAGCATTGGGTTAATGGCCATCAGAGACGCGCCCATTTGCATTCCGCCCTGTGCTTCTTCTGTGCCATATCTGCTAGCCAACGCGCTGGCCCCCATGCCAGCAATCATGCCTGCGCCGCTCAAGCTATACTTTGCACCAGCTTTCATCCCTTGAAGCCTGCTGAACTTTGCGTTTGCAGGAATTTGTCCAGCCTTCTTGGCTTCATTAAAATTCAATCTTGCGTTTCTGTATCCCTGACCAAAGTTCCCACCCTTTGCGGAATTGTAGGCTCTACCCAATAAGCCATTACCGGGTCCCAACTGCCCCATTCCGCTTTGGTTTCTGATTGTATCCCTGAATCCTCTATAGCCACCTTCGTTATAAGACTGGCCAAGCAGTGTTCTTCCAGCAAAACCACGAAGACCACCTCTTCTGGCGGTGTTGTTGTAATTGTTTGTTCCGGTTCCGGCAGCCTGTTGTCCGGTTATGCCACCCATCCCGCCCATCGCGCCAGAAACAGTTGGGGTGCCGTTGAGCAAAAAACTGCCATAGCTTTTTGCTCTACCAAGCAATTTTTTCTCAAGTTCAACTACGCCGGGCAGTGCATCAATGCGGCTAGGGATTGCCGCAAGACGCCCCCTAATGCCTTGTCGAATCGGCCTGCCAGGAAAAAACCCAGACGCCTGGAGGGACTGGTCTGTTCTGTACCTAAACGCAGAATTGTCCATCAGATTACTATGCGGTCCCTGTGGGGCATTCGGCCTAAGCTTCATCCTCCTCATACGCTCGGAAGCCTGGTATTGCTCACGCGTCATCATTCTCTGACCTATGTTTTCATAGTCTGGTGTGACGCCACGTCGTCTACCAAAAATGTTTGTAGAATCTTGGTCTTTGCGGCCGAGAAGGTCTTTTGCTGACCGATTCATGCCTAAACTCGGAGCCTTATACCCTCTTTGCTCTAGGGGTAAGTCGGTTACACCTCGATTCCTCGTGACGAATGCATTGACATCGCGCTGGTAGTCTGCATTTGATTGTCCTGGTTTTCTCGCCGGCAATCTTGTGTATCTTCCGGTTGCTCTGTCAACCGCCCCACCACCCATTCCACCACGGAGGGTTCCTCCCATTGCCGCGCCGGTAATGGCAGCCGCAGCACCCTGAAGAGATGCGCCGGCGGCAGTCAACGCGCTTGCCCCTGGCGCTATAGCAGCACTTGCTGCTGTCCCTGCTGCCTGTCCGGCGCTAGACATCGCTCCAGCTATCGAGCCGAGCTGGCCTTGATTGGCGGCCCCACCTCCACCAACATTCGTTCCCATTGTTGAGAATTTATGGCCAGAGTAGATTGCTTGCTTCGAAGAAAGACCCACGTTGCCAAATTCATCACCCATGCCCCTGCTGCGCTGAAACCTTGCTGCACGACGTCCTTTAAATGCAAACATTCCCAGTAGCGCAACAATTGCCGAAGAGCCACCGCTTCCAGTCTTGCCGCTAAGCGTATTAATGATGGTTGCAAGAGTTGACATGAGCTTGCCGAGCGCAGCGACGACCGGGTTTATTATCGGTAGCGCTCTGGCGAACACCTCTCGAAGTGCTCGCATAATTTCGAAAAATCCGACAACTACGCTCTTCATTGAGTCACCAAATGCAAGGAATAACGGTTCATATTTAACCGCTTGTGCAGCAAGCGCTTGTACGCCAAGCCCAATTTGCTTAAATATTTCAACAATCGGTTTTCCGAAAGTCTTAATCACTATGGAGCCACCCTCGCGCAGGGGGTCCAAGGCGTCACGAACTTCTCTAAAATAAATTGCAAAGCCCTTAAAAAAATCGGTTGTTCTTCTCCAAAAACCCTCTGTCGCAGGAAGAAATTTTCTAAACAAAACGACAGTAAAATCTTCTAGTTTCTCTGTGAACTTCACCAACGAGGACAAAAACGGACCCTGTCCAAATGTGACGAGGTCCCCAGAAATTCTTCTAAATGTTCGTTCTAGGCCGAAGTAAATGTCAGACATTGCCTTCTTGATTGGCTCGAGTACACGAACACCAACATCAGACATTTCTACCAACGCCGAACTCAGATAAGTTCTGAATTGACCAACCAAGGTCCGAGCCATAGTCCCAGATTGCCCAGAGACTCCAGCGTCTAGGGCTAGCTTCCCGCTTTGAAGGTCTTCCAAGAACTTTCTGTAGTCCTTGTAATTTCCTTTTTTAAATGCTTTTTCAAACTCCGGACTAATTGCTTTTACTGCTTGAAGAGCTTCGGCAGTAAACTTCTTTTCTTTTTGCAATATTCCCACCAAAGAACCAGCCGCCTGTAGAGCATTTTGGGGGTCGCCGCTTGATTGCACAAAGTCAGCCATGGCTTTTAGGGCCGCCTTAGAGGCCGGAGTGAAAGCGGAATGCTTATTCACAGCAGCAAAAGCACCAGCAAGTGCTTGCACACCCATTGAGGCCAACGTGGCATCCTTGTATAAACTTCTTAGCCCAGAGCCAGACTGGTCAAGAGCGGAGCCGAGCTCTTTTGAATCTTTGTATCTAAATGCATACTGGGCTGCTTGGAATTCCTTAAACGCTGCAGCTGCACCAATCGCCGCAACTCCAACCGCAGCAACGGTCCCAGCCAGGGCTTGCATTAAATAGTTATATGCCTGCGCAACAATTTTCCCAACAGCAAAAGCAGCGTTAACGCTTGCCAACGCAAGGGCTGAAATACCGAATTCAATTCCCAAGGCTATGACGCTAAACATGAGTAGGCGGGCCATTTTCAAAAATTTGGCACCAATTTTTTCGACGAGATTCAGCTGCTTGGAAAACTTTGTGACGCCTTTGCTTGTGGTCGTCATCTGCAGGTTCAGCCTGCCCATAGCACCAGTAAGTCGATTGGTTCTGTTCTCTAAGCGTTTTGATGCAGCATCGAGGGCCGTAAGTTTTGCCGCGGTAGTAAGTAGCTTATTATCACCTTTGACGTCAACGTCAACATTTAAATTTACGATTTCGTCAGCCATGACCCTACCTAGGTAATAAATCTCATTCGCTAATACCCCTGAGACTTACGCTCAGCTGCCTCACGGTCTGCCTCAATAACTTTAGCACACGCAAGGCGTATTATCCATTCTTCGAATGAGCAATCTAGAATTCTTATTGGGTCCGTCCCAAACACCTCCCCTAGTCGGGCGGCTGTAACTATTCGACTATCGTCGGTTAATTCGTTGAGGACGGATTCGTAGGGTTTTCTTGCTGTTCAACCGTATCACCGAAGCCCGCTGCATCAATAATTGTTAACGCTGCTGCCTCTACGTGTGGGTCAAGTCCAAAAAACTTCTGAACTGCATCCGGTAGTGCTCGCGCTGCACCGGTCATTTTAAGAATTGCCGGAGAAGCAAATCCAAGAGATTTCCCATTCTCTAGAACCTCTTCACTGTTGAAGTAAATTCCTCTTGTGGTGTGACCAATGACTTGACATGCAAATCTTGTTGCGTCAAGACCAGTCTTTGAATCAGAACCAGCATTCTTTTGCCATGCTTTAACTTGCTGCTGCGTGATGTTTGGGCTGATGAGCAGAGTTACGCCTGGTCGCTCTGGGACATTGATGAATACATCAGGTCGCGAAACCTTCTTGCTAATCACGGCTGTGAGTTGCTCCAGAACGTTGTCTGAATCTTCACCAGACACGCCAGAATCTAAAGAGGAATTTGAGTCTTCTGAGTAAAATGAGTTTGTCATGTGGCAAACACTAGCACTAGCACTAGGCCAGTAGTGGATGTCAATTGGATATTTTGATTATGCCTGAGCGGGAACACCGGAGATTGCAAACGTAAGAGCAATCGTCGCTGGTGCACCAGATGAGGCATCGCCTTCTGGCTCCGATAGACCAACAAGCAAGGCACCTGCATAAACACGCTCCGACTGAAGATTCTTCAGGTCGCAGTCAGTGTCGTAAATCTTGATGTCATAGTAAGCACGACCAACAACAGGACGAACCTGGTTGATTAGGACACGCATGTCGGCATCATAATGCTTGGTTAGCGTGACGTCGCCTACTTCTGATGGGGCGCAAAGAACTTCCGGGAAAGCCTGCCCACCGATGTAAATTTTTTCTACAGCGGCTGTGATTTCTCCACCGGACACCTGAGCGAAATACCCAGAAAGGGTCGGCCCAGTAACCGCGCCGCTAACTGGCGTGATTTCTGCGATGATTTGTCGCTGTGCCAATTTTGTGGAAATTGCCATAATTCCTCCGTGTCTTTACTTTATTTTCTTAGACCAATGTTGAAGTCAGGTTTGACTTTGTAATCTCGACCTCAATCGTGTCACCGATTGAAGAAACTCGAGCGCCAACCTTGGCCTTGATTACGCCAGTTGCCAACTGAGTAAGCGGGTTGTTTGCATTGTTCACCTGAACTGTGTAGCCAGGGTCAAGCTGCTTACCGTTTGCATCAAACGCCTCGTACAGACCGCCAGCCAAACGGATTCTTTCCATGATGGCTGTCAGTGTTGCGCGAACTCGTGAGAATGTCGACTGTCTTCCGTCGATTGGCAAGAAGAGGAGAGCCTCAAGTGCGCTCTCTGCCTCATAGACAATCTGATTCAGAACCTCGCGAGAGATGATGAATCTAAAGTTTGCTGTGTCGTCAGAGGCGGAACGAGCTCCGTAGATTCTCGCACTGCCATTGATGATTTTAATCGCGTTGATAAAGTTCTCATCAAGGTTGTCTGAATCTGTCTTTGAGAGCGATGTCTCAAGGCCAGTCACAAATGTAGCTTCTGTTCTTTCACCTGCATAAGGGTTCCACGGACCGTAAAGATTATGTACGCGTGCTCTCTTGGCAGCAACATAACCTTCTGGTGGAACCATCATTGTGAGTGTTCCGTTTGGAATCTTTACCCATGGGTAGAAAAACGCACCATATGGCGCATTATCGTCGCCAGTGTGATTTGCAGCCTCGGAGATTGCTGTAGCAACAGACGTGCCCTCATCGAATGATGTCAAAGCGATTCTGTTATTGGAAGCTGCGTGAGCAAATACCAAATCTCTCATTGCCTCTGCGTAGAAGCCCGGAGCAGCAACTGCACCTGGTCCAAGATTGTTGGTGAATGTGTCCAACGCATCTTCTAGGTCTGCTGCAACTAACGAGCTTCCATTTGTGCCACCAGTAAAGTTTGTTGCGGCAACAACAGCAGGAATATTCGTTGATGCACCAGTCGTGGCCGTTAAGTACAGGGCAGCTGTTGCGCTGTTATTGATTTCATTAACAGCATTTGCTGGGCTTGTGTGATTTTCTGTCGTGTAAACCAGGGTTCCGTTAACGCGAACTTTAATTCTGAAATTCACGCTCGCAGTTGGTTGCTCAACCTGAGCAGTCAATCCACCGCTGTTAGCCCAAGTGCCAGTTCCGGAGGCAAGAAGGTTTATGCATGTTGCAGCAGAGGAATCGGCAAGAGCAAGGCTTGCCTCATTGGCCGATTCATCAACGACGCGCGAAACATAAGCACGTGCGCCGCCTTCTTCGAAAAATGTTTCAATCGTCTGGTGTGTGTAACCGGATGATGTGTACCCGCCAAAAATATCTTCGAAATCCGAAAGGCTGGTAACGAGGTGCGAGGTGCCATCTGGCCCCCTCTCCGTTACTCCAGCAACAAACAACGTCGCTGTTGGCGCGGTTTGCGTATTGGTTGGACCAGTGCGGACCGCCGTTGTAACAACTATACCTGGCATTTTTCCTCCGTCCCATTTCTTTCAGGAACTATTTCGTATGAGACTACTGAAATTATAGGTGGTTACTCAAGGTGTTTGGCGTACGTTTTTGTCTGGACCCTCAAAAAGATGACTTAAGTTTTCAAGTACGTGGTCTTGGTGCGCTTCTATTTCTTTTTTGACTTTTTTGCGAGATTTTGGTTTCTCGACATGTTTTACTGCTTTTGCAGCTGGGGTTTCAACCAGGAGAACCAAACCTTTGTCAATTAAAATTAATACTTTTTCGTTGTCGGCTTTCACCAAAGCAGACGCCCGGCTTAGCAAATAGGCGTCGTTGGTTACTTTGAGCATTTTTGGGGAAAGGTTTTGAATTTGCATAAATCCTGCATATTCAACAGGTATTTCGTTTATTTTTTCCCCAAGACCAACAAAGTCGATTTCACCACTCATGATTTTACTCGCCTATTGAAATGCTTGCCGCGTTTGTAAAATTAGAAATAAGTGCAGTTAGTGGGTTTTGACCAACAGTTAAGCCGAATTCAATAACCTCATCAGCAATATTGTCGCGAGCTATAACTTCGTCAATAGATAAGTCATACCCTATGTAGGCTCCAGCAAGAACTCGGTCGCCCTTCAACATCGTAAGGTCGGAGAACTCTTCAACCACGGTAGTTTCCTCTATGCGAGCCTCCCTCTCTGCGCCCTCCCGCTGCAGACATGGGTAATCCAAAAGAGCAGAGCGGACGACGGTGGTGAGTCTGTCTCGCATCTCGGTGGTTTCTTTTGAGCCATCGGTTCTTACCCAAATATATGTTCTCATTGAGTAATTCACTTTATATACCGGGTCAGCCCCTATACCATACCCGACGCGATTAAACGAGCGCGTAGATATGGCAACAGTAATTATCGTTGGCCAAGAGTCGAGAGCAACTGGCTCATATGTTAGATACTCTGCCGGGTCTGGAAGTTCATCCTCGGATAGATTCCAACCATTTCTATATCTAATTAATCTGCGCGGAATGTCGTCGGTTAAATAGTCGTTTACGAATGACTTTGCAAATT